TAGGGTCATTCCCCGAAACAGAGCCTCTTGTAACTACTTTTAGAGAATTAGCGCCCCTTAACAATCCTCCCGTTAAAAGCGTAGCATCGCTTGAATATAGTTGTTCAAAAGCAGATGCCGCGGCATTAACATCAATTGTACTGGTAAATGTATTCGCTGTTGCGCTATAACGGCTAATCCCGTGTTTAATATCAGCCGTTCCCACATAGATATCAACCGAATCCACATCCAACTCACCGGTTCCTATCGCTGTAACAGAAATAGAATCTATGTGTGAATAGTTTAAACGATCAAGATTTACATAACCGGTTTCAGTTACAGAATTTGCTACTGTACCGAAATCTACATAGGCAAACCTACCGCTATAATCCGTAGTTTGAGCGGAAGTCAGTCCAATAGCAATTAAAGCAAATATGATTATAAATAATTTTTTCATTTTATACCCCCGCAGCTAAAAGTGCAACATAACCATCGGTCAGTCCCGGATGGAAAGACCAGTGCCTGATAAATCTCAAAGCAGAAAGGTCAGCCTGATACAGAGATGTACTGTCAACCGTGGCCTCGGTTGAAGCGTCTATTCTCATACCCGCCTTGTCTTTCAGCATTGAGTTCTTAAAGTTACCAAGAAGAAGGAACGGATCGCCAGAGCTTAATGATCCTCTTGCGGTTGTCTGCTCGATTATAGTAAGCGGATACCCGGCAAGCGAAGGCACATTAGCCGCTGCGTTAGGCATTACGAATAATGGATTCCCGTTAGCGTCTTTAATCTTCCTGAGTGGTTCTACTATTGACCTGTGGCAGAGGAACCTTGCGTTCAAAAGATATTTCTGATCCACCGAATAAAGCATTCCCATGATATCATCATAAGTAATATTATTAGGATCAGAACTTAGTGCGTTTGTACCCTCTGTATAGTTAGACGAATAGAATAAACCAGTAAAGGTAGTATTATCATTCGCAAATACCTTAGAGTCCTCATCAATCGCAAACGCCTCGGCAGCCCTTGTAGTAATATAGTTTACAAAATCGACTGTTGAAAAACGTTTCAATTCGTCGGTCAAAACCGCAAGAGCGGCTGCTTTTTTTGCGGTCATAGTAATTATAGTAAAGCCAAGCTTACTCGTAGTAATTGAACCTTTTTCTCCCGGATAGTAAACTGTAATGCCCGTACCTCTCATGGGCAAATTCCAGTCATTCACATTTGATGGAAACGTCCCAACATCTACAAGCGGTCTTGCCTGCCCGAAAGACGGAATCAGTCCAATAATCTCGCTCGCAGTTGAATCCGGCACAAAATAGCCGCCTTCCGCGTCAGTAGTCATGTTGTTCGGATCGGCAACTTTTAATTCTTCATTTATTTTCTCGGCAATAGTAAACTGTTTGTTCCAAACAGCCTTAGCAAGTTTGCCGAAACTTTCTTTTTTAGTCTGTATAAGTTGTGCCTTTTCATCCGCGCCCCCGGCATCATTCTGCGGAATTATAACATACTTCTGGTCTATCTTATCCAGTCCGGCCTCTTTGACGTAACCGGCTACGGCGTTCTGAAGCAATTCGTTAAACTGCTCCTGTGTCATTTCACCAATATTCATTTAACTTTCCCCCTTATAAGATTTTTTAATTACTCCCGACCCCTCATTCTCCTAAACTCTCTATCAATTGCCGCACGGAATAATTTTGCAAATTCCTCCTGCGGCATATTAACTAAGCCCTCCGGTTTGGGATCAACATTACTTATTATTTCATCTTCCTGTTTTTTAATTATATTTCTTAATTCAAGAATATCCTTTTGCATCGATTCAAGGTTAAATGTCTCCTTTGAATCAATTAAAGTTTTCAGATTAGTATAGTTTTCCTTCAATAAATTTACTTCGGCGTTCATTTCGGATATTTTTTTCTGAAAATTGTCTTTAATTTCCATTGAATTTATTATGTATTTTGCAGTATCGCTTTTAATGATGGATTTAACTTCGTCCATTGCGTTGGGATTCATTGCAATTGGAGCACTTGAGTATTCAAGAAGCGTCCAATGATTTATATATAAAATTCCCTTTTCCGTATCAAAAGTAGTTGCGTTTGACATTTTCCGGTTAATGATAAATCCAATAGACCACGTAGCCATAAAATCACCGGCGTGAAGATTATATATGTCCTGTGCAAACTGATGATTTGCAAATTGAGTTTTTGCCTTTACTCCTGTACTTTCTATTTTACGCCAAAGGGATTTGCCTACCGGAATAGCATTAGGGTTCCAAACATAATTGTGGTTATACCAAACAGCAGGGGACTTATTAAAATCGCCGTCATCCATTCCTGCCGGATCAACAATTTCACCGCCCCTGTCAATGTCTTTAGTAGAAATCCAATGGATAATTGATTTCTCCCCGGCGTTTGTCCCAACCTTTTCTGCCTTAATTTCAAATATTTTATTTTCAATATTTTCATCGTCCAGTGATTTACCGTCTATGATATCAAGAACTTTCCCTGCGGCATTGAATATTTCTTCATCGTTCTGTTGTCCGGCTCTCTGCCTGATGGCAATTAAACCCGCCCGGTCTACATTTTCAAAGTCAGAAGTAAAGATATATTTATAAGCCCCCTTGGTTTCTTTATCGGCGTTTTCATCCACACCCAAATGCCATTTGCCAAAGGCGGATATACCGTTTTTATCGATATAACTATTTTCGGAATCTGCGCCCGGCGAGTTCCACTGTCCCGGATTTTTTATTTTCTTTTCTTTAGCGAGTGATATTGCATTACTTAATCCCGCCTTATAAAGCGAATTCCCCATTTTAATTTCCCCCTTTTAAAAACTATTTTACTTCTATAACAAAAGTTCCTTTTCTGCCTGAAATATGTTGCTCGTTGCCAAGAATAATTTTTATCCAGCGCGCTCTGCTGTCAAGCAGTTCGTATTTTTTTGTAGCGTTAACATTGGTTATCAGCCCAATCACTTCATTAGTCAGCAAGTCCTTTAGCCCGGTTTTAACCCATCCGGTAGAGCTGTCGCTGCCGGCAGAAGTGTAGACATAAACAGTATCAGTATAAGTTGCCCCCGAATCAGTATAAGTTATACAGGTTGAAACATGTGGATTTCCCATATGGGCAACATATACGGTATCAGATGCCGCGCCGCCGGAAACCGCACTTTTGAGCGAATCAGATTTAGAATAATTCTGAGCTAATGTAAGCCCAGCAAACAGAATAAAAAACAATAAAACTTTTTTCATTTTTCCCTCTTACATCCTAAAATTAAATTTTGCGAGTGTCCTTAATGCTTTTTTTTTGCATTTCGGACACTCGACTTTGCTCTGGTTTTCTTTTTGATTCTTGCAGAGCTTCTCAAAAGTGTGTCCGCATTCCGGACACTTATAAATTATAATCGGCATTTATTTCCCCGCATTGTTAGGCACTTGTCCCAATTGCTGCCCGGTATCAATCCTTACAAGAGCCCCTCCCACATTAACTATAGGCACATCCGCAAGTTCATATTTAAACTTATCATAATCCTCTTCCTGTCTTACTTCATTTATTGTCATTAGTCCATTCTTTGTCATAGATTCATAATATCTGAGTGCGTTCTCAACATCCTTCGGGCTCATCTTATCGTGCTTCAGCAAAAACTTTTTTCCATATTCATATTTTATATGCCCTGTAAAAACTTCATCCACATAGTTAAGCCCCGGATCGATAAATGAACTTGCGTATAAATACCATGCAGCCTCGGCCGTTGCCCTGTTATATGTATCTGAACCACCGCCAATTAAAATTTGTGGTATTCTGAAAGCCCCTAAAATTTCTTCTCTTGTCAGTTTTCTCTGCTCGGATATTTCCATATCTTTTATGGAATATCCGGCTTTAATAGGCTGAAGGCCGCCGTCAAAAAGCCCGAACTTATAACTTCCTTCTATTCCGGCTCTTTGCTCAAGTTCCGCCTTTGCCTTGTTATAAGAATTAGGGGTTAACGTCTGGGAGGTAGAAAACATCTGTCCCCAAAATCCGCCGTTAGCATAAAATCTTTTTTGCAGTCTTGTTTGATATTTGTCTATATCTATTTGATCCCCCAAAACAGATATAAGCGGAGCCCCCTTTATTTGACTTCCCGCGTATGGATACCTTATATGGATTACATCGGTCTTGTCAAGCCTTATGGTTTTGCCGTTAATATTGTAATCGTAATGATCTATAAAACTGCTTCTTGTTGTAATGGGTTTTATTGCTCCGGGGTCAAGCATCTGCGTTTGTTTCCAGATTCCCATCACGTTTCTGATTTTAAGCAGATAATAGTTCCCGAAAAAAGATTGAAAACTTGCCATAAAATATTTCAGTTCCCACCAAGTCTGAAAATCATTTGGCGCGCTCAAAATGTCAAGGAACGGATGATCATAAACCTCTTTCAAATCTCCGCCGGTACCGGTCGTATATAATCTGAAATTGGCAGAAGCATAAAAATTGCCCCATGTGTTGGCACAGGCATCCACCCATGCTGTCGTGCCGCTTACTTTCGTTAAGCCATCCCAATAATCTCTGAATGTATCAATAATGGCTTTATCAGTAAGCAAAAATTCTTTTTTAGTTATATTCAGAATATTTTTTGCAAAATCCATTTAATAAAATTTTCCCCCGTTAGGGTTTTATACAGGAATGAGGGCAGTACCAGCATTGTTCCGCCCACAAATAATCTCAAAGCGATTTGAAAATTTAATACACCCACTATCAGACATATTCCTCCGGAAATAAAAAAGAACATAAGACCTGCTATCATACTTAAAAGTAAAGCCGATATAATCTTTTCAGTCATATAAAAGCTATATGTAATACCTGGTTATTTCTTGTAAACATGTCAATTGCATATCTTATCGCATCCTGTCCGTGATCATTTACCTTCAAAACTTCACCTTCAATCGGTTTACCCTGATCATTTTCCTTCCACTTATAAGTAGCTACCTCCCGGTTAATATTCACATTACCGGCATGAGAAAATATCTTCGATTTTTTAACCTTATCAATTCCAGCCATTACCGAACCCGGCCCCTTTATTGCCCCTTCAATCGTATATCCCGCATTTGTAATTTGAGTTATAAACTCAGGGGTCGCACTATCGCCATATATTATATCAATTTTATTTACATCCAAAGCCTCAAATTCTTTAATCAGTCCAGATATTGTCTTAAGCCTCACAGATAATGGTTCATAAATAAGCTCATCTAAAAAATATTCCTGATCATAAACACCAATTTTAATCAGTGCAGTCGGATTATTTACCCCAAAGTCCAAACCGTATATTACTTCATCAAATTCCTGCGGGTAATTTCCCTTGTCAATTATTTCATATCCATTAGGATAAACAAGGTTGCCTATTATTCCCCATTCACCATCACAGTAAATCCTTGCATAGGCCGGATCGGTGTCATACAGGGACACAAGAAACGCTTTATATTCAATATCAAGAAAAAGATTATCTCTCCATGTAGAGTGATATATTGCCGTATTTAGTTTTATCTTCTGGCCGTCAATCTCATATTCATTCAAAAGATTGGCAAACGATCTTTCTTTAACAGTTTGCTCAATATATGGGGGAAAATATTTCTCCTTAAGCCAGTGCAGTTCGCTTATCGGGTTAAATGTCAAAATTGACTGTTTATAGTTTTGAGTTTTTCCCCTTAAACGAAGATCCATTTGGATAAGGTCTCTTTCGTCTATTTCTGTAGGTTCTTCAAACCAAAACCCCGTTACTCCAGTCAGGGATTTAATTTTCTCCCTGTCATCAAGTCCTATAGAAATTATTTCGTTCCCATTAGGTTTATAAGTAAACTTCAATTCAGTCCGGTTTACATTCCAAAGATCATTCAGCCCCCATTTATCAATTAAGTCTTTAATAAGCGCAAATTGAGAAACCTTTATAGTTTTACCCACTTTTCTAACAAGGCAGAATCTATGTTCTTCTTCAGTCATAGACCTTAAAAGTATTTTCTGTGCCGCGCTGTAACTTTTAGATGATCCAGCCCCACCATATAACACAGCCCATCTTGAAGAATCTCTCACAAAAGGTAAGAACCTTGGGTTGATGAGTTTTTCAACCTCTGAGAAGTCTAATATCCTTTCCATAATAATAGCCGGGGTTGCCTCCCCCTACGCACCCCCGGCCTTTTTACCCCTTTTCCCCTTTATTCCTGATGTAAGCTTTGGTTTTATTTTATCCGCGCCCACTACAGTAATTTTTACCTGGCTTCCGCCGTCGTCCGGTCTGATTCCCAATTTTGCTTTTCCCATTTCCTTGATTGCCTGGATATCTCCGTCTGTAACTGCCTTATTGTAAGAATCCGTAAGTTTTAAAAGATATTTGGCATAACCTTGTCTGTAATTGTCATTCCACTTGCTGTAATTCATAGCCCGTTCAATCTGCTTGGGGTCTATAAGCCCCCTTGACTCCAGGAATGTCGCTCCATCATATCCTTTTTCGCCAGCCTCCTGTATTTCTTCCGGTGTTAATGCCTCCAATACTCTTGGTGGCCTTCCGTTTATATCAACCATGGCGTTTCTCGTAAATATCAGATTCAGAACGGATATCTTCGTCCTGCCAGTCCAAATAGACAATCAAAAATATAATGCCCCCTATAGAGCTTATGAGGCCAATAATTGCGAAAATCCAGAGTATCGTTTGCAACATCGCTTATCCATTGTTTATTAAATGATTCGCTTTATCTATAAGCAGATTACCGGCCTTCTCGATGCTTAATTCATTCCTTAATTTTCTGCATTTATTTTTTAATTTTTCTTTAATTATCTCAACCTGTGCTAATTTCTCTTTTTCGTATTGCGATCTTAACTCAGATATGTTTTTATTATTTGATTTTGTAAAGAACAAGGGATTAACAAAATATTCAGCAGGGGAGAGCCTAAGAAGCAAATCGTTTTCTACAAATTCAGTTATATGGTTTCTCAATCTCCCCATGCTGATTCTTAGAAATACCGATAATTCTTTAAGTATTACACGATTTAGTTTAACCTTATTGTTCTCATCAATCATCAAAACGATCTTAGTCAAAGCTGGGGGAATACTTATATTTCTCCGGGCAATTTCGTTACAATACATTAAAACAAAAACATGCGGCTTGCGAACATGAGCTCTTTTTGCAGGCGTTTCCCCGTATACCTCCCCTGATTTTTTACCTATATGAACTATCGCTTCGTCTGTATTGTTTTTTATCAAATTCGACCCCCGGATTCACGAAAAACGTGAATCAATTCACGGAATCCGTGAACGAATTCACGGAATCCGTGATACCGAAAATTGCTACAATTATTTATTTTATATAAGTTTATAGGTATTTCCACGGTCAAATGCTGTTTAAATGTTAGAGTGCTTGTTTTTTAGTATGAAGTCTCTTATTATACGTTCTATTCTGCGCTGTTTTTTTAGTATCTCTCTGTGTAACCCACGATTGCGTTTACTGTCTTTTAAACTCCCCATATATCCTGAATGCCTTATCTGCATACGAGTGACACAATCTATTTGCGATGCCCGGTTTTTTAATTCATCGTAACTTAAATGCAATAGTGTGTCTCCTATTCGATGTACATATAATATATACAGTTTGTCATGGTAATTTCAATGTAATTTTAATGTAATTTGTCCATTGTGGGAATATTCTAACTATTTACCCTTATTTCGGGGTTATATGTGGGTTAGAAATAAGTAAATTATATTTTTTAGGAGGGAAAGTGGGAAACCGGC